TAATGGGACAGCCAAACGCTTTTTTGATTTCGCTGCTGATAAAAATAGCAAAGCCATTGGGGCTTGATGACGCGACACCATCGCTGCCGACATACGCGGCAAACTCTGTGATTTTGGCTTTTCGTTCAAGGTTGGCGCGGCGAGACAAATATCGCACCACACCTTCTTTTTCGATTTGTTGCAGGGCTTTTTGTTCCGCGCTGATAACTGCCACTTCTTTTTTGCTCATGATTTTTCTCCGTCGATGACCGCCCACCCAATGCTGAATGGGCGGTCTGTGGATGGTTAGGCTTGTTTGATTTCGTCTTGGCGATTGCCGACCAGCTCTTTTAAATCCGCTTTCACATTGGCTGGCATTTCGTTGAGTAACACTGCAATGTCGCCAATGGTTTGACAGTTTTCGATTTTGACAATCCATGCGGCATAAGGGTCTGGCGGCGTTGCATCGACAAATTGGGATTCGACTGGCGGTGCAGATTCGGGTTGGTAATAAGTGGGTTCTGGATTGTCACCAACCAAATCCTCAACACTGCGAGATTTTTGTTTTTCTTTGGCTTGTTTTGGTTCGACCGTTTCTCGAGTTGGTGTGACATCAATGGCTTCAATGTCGATGATTTCGTCTTGGGTGTGTAAGCCCATCGAAAGTTCTGGGGCAATCGTGCGAATAAACCATGCGGCGGCGCGATATTGCAGCATTTGTTGGGGCATGGTTTTCCACTTTGAACCGTTTTTACCGTGCCACCCTTCGGCTTTGGCAATCGCAATGGTGACATCTGTGCCGATGAGTTTTTCGCCTGTGTCACGCTCGATGGCGGTCGCTCGGCATCCATAACTGTCCGTGTCTTTTTCGCCAAAAAACTCATATCGCAAGCTGCTAAATTTGCCGCAGGAATTGAACGTGGCGATTAAAAACTGGCTCGACCAAGTGGGACGACCGTGAACCACCACCAAGTTTTGCATCACCATCAACGGGTCTGCGCCGACGCGGTGTGCCATGTTTAACGCGATGACGCAATTTGATAACGCCTGCTCGTTTTTAACCATTTGCCCTGTTTTTGAATCAAATACGACGGACTGATATTCTTTTGGCACAAGCGTTGATTTCGCAAACATTCCCGCAACACGCTGGGATAATTCAAAGCTGCCTGAGTTCATAAAGCCCACGGTGTGGTCTTGTGACGAGGTTGATATTTGTTGGTTCATTTTTACGTCCTTCGGTTTTAAGCCGTTTGTGAAAACGCCCATGTGGGCAGTGGTTTTAAGGTTTCGATGTTGGTGGAATAACCTGCGTATTCGCCCGTTTTCAAACAGCGGCGGTAAATCGCTAATGCCCGTTGATACTCGCGCCGTCCGCGTTCAATGTCGTCGTCGCAAAGTTCATAAATCCCAACCAAATACGGTGCGGATTTTTCGACCGCGATAAAAATAAAGCTGTTTGCATCCATTCCCGCTTCGTTGGCGCAATCCAAGTACCAAGCCGCCTGCATGGCATATTGATATTTGGCGACCGCTTTGTGAAAACCGTCTGGGCTGGCATCTTCAGTCGTTTTCAAATCGGCGATAATGCCTTTGCGATACCAGTCCAGCTTTGCCTTTGCGCCTATGCCTTCAATTTCGGTGTAAATCTCGAGTTCCGCCATGCCAAATTTGAGAATCGTTGCCGCCGAGCCGTGATTCCTGACGGCTTCCGACATCTTGCGGATTTGTTCAAACTCGTCGCTGCCTAAAATCACCCGTCCTTCGGCTGCCAACGCCGCTAATTCCTCTTTGCCTGCGTTGGTTCGTTTGTTGATGCTACTCGGCGCGACGGCGTAGTTTTTGTTGAATTCAACGGGTTCAAGCGTCAAGGTGTGAACCGCCGTGCCGATTTGCATCGCTTTGGTTTCAATTCGCGGCGTGGTTTGGGCGTGTTTGAAATGCGCGGGCGATTGCAGCAACAGCTTCATGCCTGAGCAGTTAATTTCGGGACGGTCGAAATAGCCGACGGCGGTGGGTTTTGCTGCGAGTTGTTCTAATACGTTCATTTGTTTGCCTTCATTGCAAAAGTGATTTTTCTTTTTAGCCGCTGGTGCTTCGACCGCGCTATCTGGTTGCCGTGTAGCCCTGAAAAATAGGCGATAGCAGCTAACTCTAAAAAAATGATGAATGTCATAATGACCATGTCGATTCCTAAAAAATGCGCGGCGATTAAACCGCGCCAAGTGTGGCGTTGCCGCCGAGGACAGCTCTTTAGGAGTTGTGTTTAGTCAAGATGGGCGAAAGCCGCTTTTTCTTTTCTTTTTTTTCGTGTCATAATTCACCTCGAATTTTTTTAAAAAGTTTGTGTTGAAGCCCGCACTGTTCATAGCAGTTGTGGGCTTTTTCGTTTCAATCGTGCCGTTCATATCGGTTAATCCTCCCGCTCAAAAATGCACGAGTTAAGTCCGCATCTATTCGGCGTTTCAATTTCAACTGCGCGGCGTGTTTTTTAAACCATGCGTCAATCTCCTTTTCTGGGTACGTTAAAACCGCCCGTTTCATGCCATCCGCTCGTTGCACTTTGCTGGCTGGGAAGTCAGGGAAATGTGCGATGTAGTGATACACGCTGGATTCGTGCGTGTTGTGCCGATGGGCGATTTGCATCCGCGACAAATAGCCGCTGTTGATTTCTGCCATGTTTAAATTCCTCCTCGTAAGAGTTTTTTGATTGCTGAAATCGCCGTCCGTCTGATTTCGGGGTCGGCATCTGGTTTGGGTAACGCTTTCTGCTCGTTACCCGCTTTACATCGGGCTTGAAACGCCCGTTGTTCTTTGGTCAACCCGTCGCCGCAGTAGGCTAAAAATTGCGGCAGTCGCGGCACATACGGCGAACCGCTTTGTTTGCATTGCTCAATGCCTTGTGCGATTTGCGGCATAGTTAGTTTTTTAATCTCCATAAACCATTGCCCGTTGGGTTGTTCGCTGTATTCGTTCGTCCATTGCGAGCCGTAAATCTCTGCCATTGCAGACCATAAATAAGCGATTAACTGGTTATCAACCTCGGTTTTCGAGGTAGTCAAATTCGCTTCCACCTGCGCCGATGGCAAATTCACCGATTCCAGCGGCTTTTCTGACTCGTTCGGCGGGGGATAGTTTTTTAGGTGGTTGCCGATGTGTTCCATTGTTGCCTCCTGTGGGTTGTTTAACATTGTTGCGCTCTTCAAATTGCTTACGCATTCCGCCTTTTGGTGAGCAATACGCTCTCAAAAAATCTTCCTCAGAATTTGTGCATCGAACCCAATATTTATCCGTACACGCCCATTCAAAAACTTCACGGTGTAATGCGTTCAGTTTTGTTCCAAAATTTTCAAAATTTTCGGTTTGCGTAGTAGTAGTTCTTTTAGTAGGTTGTATTCCTGGTTCGGGTAGCTCACAGCTACCACCTACCCGCTGTGAGCGACTAGGTTGGTAGTCGCTATCTGCTACTACTGGTTGCAGTTCGGGACTACTTACTGCAAGCACATATTGGTTCGGCAAATTAACCAATCCCACCTTTTGCCGAATGGTGGTTACGAACTTTTCACTTTCCAAAATTTTTATTGCCCTGATTACTGAATCCTTACTCATGCCACATTCTTTTGCCAATGTAGGGAGAGACGGATTACATTGCCCTGTATGCCCATTGCAGTAATTAGCCAACATGAGCAAAACCATTTTTTCTTTAACTTTTAACTCCTGCTCTATCGCCCATGTCATTGCTTGGAAGCTCATTGCTCACCCCTGGATGCTTGAGTCAGTCGCTCTCTTAATGCTTGCGCTTTTTTACCGTTCCATAAGCCATTAAATGCCATAAAAACGTGTCTTCGATTAAGTCCGTTTGAGCTGCAAAATTTACTCACACTTGACCCACGTCTCATGAACTCTATTTTGATGTCCAGAAACTCTTTTTTAAGTTTTTCATTTTCCTGTAATCCTTTTACATGTTGCATTTAGCCCTCGCTGTGTTACCTTTGACCCGTTGAGCGGCTTGCTCAACTGTCACGATATTAAAGTCCAATCGGACTTATGTCAAATCATTTTGGAGGCTATATGGACTTTATCGGAAAAAGACTTAGAGAGGAACGCGCTCGATTAGGCATGACTCAAGAGAAAATGGCACTTGCAGGTGGAGTGCAAAAGCGGGCGCAGGCGAGATACGAGGCTGGTGAGCGATGTCCAGATGGGCGATATTTGGCGTTAATTTCTGGATTAGGTGCGGATGTGAATTATATTTTGACGGGCGTGCAAATCCCTATTGTTCAAAGTAGCACCGCTAAAACAAAAGGAATTGAAATTTTGGAGGACGTAAAAAAGTCACCAACCAAAGTGGTAGCGCGTAATTTGGGCGAATTAGGTGTGTCAGAGGACGATTTAAGTTTGGCACGAATGATTAACCGCCTACCAGAAGCGCAAAAAAATACAAAGATTGCAGACATCGAAACTCTTTTACGATCCAATTACGAAGCGATTCAAGATTGGTTAGCAAGAGAGGGTAATATGCAGAAGGTTGCATGATGGCAACCGTTAAAAATAGAAAACTCGCTATTTACGGCGAGTTTTCCTTAAAATTTTTTTAAAAACAACACATCCAACTCTCAATTTCACACATGAACAAAGAAAAATACACTCAATCACCCGACGCTTCCGATGTCGTTAACCAACAATTTCAAGTGAATGACAATACAAAAAATGATGAACACCCCCGTTTTATTGCGGCGATGAAAGAAATTTCTGAACACGAGTCCATCGAGACAATGCATAGCGACACCGCATTCAGATTATTATCAGAAGCTATTGAGTATGGTTCACAAGACTTTTCTGCAAGAATCACCAAACTTTTCCAAAGTGCTGGGGAGCTTCCAACCGAACTCGGATTTACAGAGGATAATTTGCCTGTTTTCTCATTAACTGACTATGCCAAAATCTTTGAAGTAACAGAAGATGAAGCCATTGAAGACGTAAAAAAAGAAGAAATGAAACGGGGCGGCAAGTTTCTTTCGTTTGATATTAACGAAATTCACCACTACGAACAGAATTTGTAAATATCATCACCTGAATTATGTCCAATAGCCTTACTATAAATTACCAAGGATGAAGTAGTCGTTTTAATCTCAACTCACTAAATCCTAAATCGTCTATAATCCTGCCCCCGCAACGTTTGGAGGCTGATTTATGTCGAATTTCTTATTTGAAATGCGCGAGTTTTTGGCGCGTGAACTCAAAGCGCGTTCCGTTGAATCGCAAGCCGCTGACGACATCAGCGAAGACATTGCTATTCACTTCCGTCAAAGCTACGGCGGCATTCCAATTTACATTCAAAAAAAGTCCAACGATTATTCCAAACGCAACGCCGAAATTTACCGCAAATTCAACGGGCGAAACACGCTCCAGCTTTGCCGTGAATACGACTTGTGCTATCAACACATCTGCAAAATCATCAAAGAACAGCGCGATAAAAAGCAAAACGACCTGTTTCAATAAATCTCAAGTTTTCGCACGTTTTACTAAACCACGCGATTAGAAACCCCGCCCGCAAATCCTTAATGTACCCGCTAACTTCACTCTTTAGCGGTTACGCCAATGCTACCCAATCCTTTTAATTTCAACGCCGATAGCATCATGACGTTTGCGTGGGTTTGTTTTTTATCCATGTGGGGCGGCATTGCCAGCTACATTCGCAAAATAAAACAAGGCATGACCAAACGCTTCAGCGTCACCGAACTTATCGGCGAAATGGTCATCAGCAGTTTCGTTGGCGTGATTACCTTCTTTTTGTGCCAAACCTCCAACCTTGACCAAACCATCACCGCCGCACTCGTCGGGCTTTCTGGTCACATGGGCAGCCGTGCGATTTATTTCATTGAGCTTTTTTTACGCAAAAAACTCGGTATTGCTCAATGTGCAAAAACAGGAGCTGAAAAATGATTACCAGAAACTTAAAAGCATTTTTAGACGCGATTTCTAAAAGTGAAGGAACGTGGGGTAAAGGCGATGATGGTTACGACGTTCTCGTAGGTGGTAAATTTTTCAATAGCTACGCTGATCATCCACGCATTGCCGTCGATTTGCCAAAACTGGGCATTAAATCAACCGCCGCAGGTCGCTATCAAATTTTAGCGCGTTATTTTGACGTGTATAAAAAACAACTTGGTTTAAAAGATTTCGGCAAAGCCTCGCAAGATGCAATCGCAGTGCAGTTAATCGGCGAATGTCATGCCTTAGAAGATATTGAAAAAGGACGCATTGAAAAAGCGATAAAAAAGTGCGCGTCACGCTGGGCAAGTTTGCCAAACGCGGGTTATGGACAACATGAACAATCAATGAACTTTTTAGTCAGTGCTTACAAACAGGCTGGCGGTATGGTTTCAATTGGATAATGGATACAGAAAATGAACAAATTTGACGCACAAATTATTCGGGTTGCCATCGACAGCGTGATTCCTTACGCCAACAACACCAAAAAACACCCGCCTGAACAAATCGACAAACTCGCCAGCATGATTGCTGAATACGGACACGACGTGCCGATTGTGGTTGATGCTGACAACGTGGTCATCAAAGGTCACGGGCGTTTGCTTGCCTGTAAAAAACTGGGCATGGAAACCATCCCCGTCATTGTTCGCGCCGACCTCACACCTGCACAAGCCAAAGCCGCTCGCATTGCCGACAACAAGGTTTCGGAATCAGAGTGGGACATGGATTTACTGCGCCTTGAATTGACGGAACTCGACGAATTAGGTTTTGACCTCGATTTGACGGGCTTTGACGATTTCGATTTGACGATTGATGACGAATCCACAATTGACGACGATGCAGACCTTGACGCTGTGCCAGAGCCACCGCTCGTGCCGATTACGAAACTCGGCGACGTTTGGTTGTGTGGCAATCATCGGCTGATGTGCGGCGACAGCACCAGCATTGATGCCGTGGACGCGCTAATGGATGGCGACAAAGCCGACATGATTTTCACCGACCCGCCGTACAACGTAAAAATAGTAGGTCTCGGAAGCGGTACGTCAAAAGCGGGCATCGGCAAAATTCACGGTGAATTCAAAATGGCTTCGGGCGAAATGACCAAAGACGAATTCACCGACTTTTTACGCGCTGCGTTCACTTGCTTGATTGCCTCGTCAAAAGACGGCTCGATTCATTACATCTGCATGGATTGGCGGCACATTCAAGAACTCACCGCCGCTGGCGAAATTTACACCGAACTCAAAAACCTCTGCGTTTGGAATAAGAACAACGGCGGCATGGGAACGTTTTATCGCAGCAAACACGAGCTGATTTTTGCCTATAAAAATGGCACAGAAACTCACACCAACAACTTTCAACTCGGGCAAACGGGACGCTACCGCACCAACGTTTGGGATTATCCAATGGCAACTCAAACGGGCGAAAATGCTGAATCGAAAATGCACCCAACCGTAAAACCGACTCAACTTGTTGTCGATGCGATTCTTGATTGTTCAAACAACGGCGAAACGATTTTAGATTTATTCGGTGGCTCAGGTACGACGATGATTGCCTGCGAAAAAACCAACCGTATCGCCCGATTGATGGAACTCGACGAGAAATACTGCGATGTGATTGTTAAGCGTTGGCAAGCATTAACGGGCAAAGAAGCCACTTTGGAAAGCAACGGGGCGTTATTCAACGTGCTGGGCGATGGCTAAGGCAACCCCGCAATTATGGGCGCAAGCCAAGGCACTTTTTGAAACGGGCAAAAGCCTCAGTGAAATAAGTTCAGCAACGGGAATCGACCGCGCCTTAATCAGCAAGCGGTCAAAATTGGAAGGTTGGCAGAAAGGAATTTATCAACAGCTTATTCAAGACGGGGCGCGGGTTGCGAGTGAATTGTCAACACTGGAATCAACAGTTAAGCAGGTCGTTGTTGAAGGTATTGATGAGCTAACAAAAACGCGGGAATGGTTCAGCAAGGCGGGGCTAAAAGTTGCCAGCATGGCGGTGAAA